CTCGCAGTTTGCCATCACTATCCAGCTTTTCACGTCTTATCATTTCAAGTTCCTTAACAATCGTGTCCTTATGCGTTGACTCAAATGTGATGAGGTTGTTGGTGATAAGTTCGCCTAACTTAAAATAGCAATCGGATTTAAGATTCATATAATTATCTCGAACTGCTTTTGATCCGTTCAAAAACCCCTTGCATTTAAGGTAGTCAACTGCACCACCACCAATGCCATCTTCATCACAGAGCACATTAGATAGCTTCACTCCGTGTGATTTTACCAACTGGTTAATGGTGTCCACAACTTCGTTAATTGGTTTGTGTTTAAGGACAACAAATGTTTCAGCGTGTAACCCATTCCACACCACAATCACAGTTCTATCATCTCCCATCCGTGCGATATCCGCAGTTATGAATTTGTCAGCTGATGAATTTGCAGGTGTGCGGAAGCACCTCAGTAAATCATCGTATTCGTAAAGCCTATCTTTCGTTTCGTCATAGTCCCAATCGCCTTCAAGAAGTCTTTTTCTATCCACTTCTGGCAGCAATAAAAGAGATTCTAAATAGACTGGTGAAACGTGCGGGTTATCCGTTGGTAAAGCTTGGATAAATTCACGGTCTGACCTTATTAATCCACTACGTTTGGCATCAAAGAACTCACGATAGAGCCATCCTTTATGCGGATTGCAGGTGAGCAGTCCTTTGGGTTTGTCATTGATTAACTTGTATCTCACACGAGATGCCAAGATATTCACGCATTTTTCAGAAACTTCCCCTGCTTCATCTACAAAGTAATCAGTTAATTCAATCGATCCAAAACGCTGAAACTCGGGATCTGATGGGGTATCTGCCAAGTCCATTAGTATCGTTTGACTTCCATTGAACCAAGTGATAACGTGGTCTTGTCCATTGTAGTTGTAATGTTTTCCTGCAATCAAATCGTAATTAGCGCACAATTCAAAGAATGTTTGCATAGTGGATAGGCGCAGCTTCTTTAATTCAGCACGGCCAATTAGGCCACGTGTACCTGGATACTTCAACCTTCTTTTAATTTGCCAGTCGCATCCAAGGAATGACTTGCCTCCCCCAACACCCCCGCCATATAACACCTGTTTAATATCAGAGTCAATGGCGAGAGCGTTAAGAGCTGCAATTTGCTTTTCGTGAAATTCGATTTTCATTTAGAAAATTGATACTTGTTTTTCAGAATTATCTATAAATCTTTTTTCTGCTAAACTTAAATTTATTTTAGCTTGCTTAAAATAAGAATCTTTTAATTCTATACCAATAGCTTTTCTACCTAAACTAACAGGAGAATAAACTTCACTACCTACGCCCATAAATGGAGTTAAAACCACTTCATTAGGATTAGAGTATAACTCAACAATTCTATCAATAACATCTAATTGCAGAGGGTGTACATGCTTTTCATCGTCTTCTTCTTTTGAATCTCTAAACGGTAATACATTATCTATTCTAATGTCATCCCATACACTCGATGCGTAACGCTGCCAAATGTAATGACTCAGCTTATTTGATTTTGGATCTTCATGGTTTATATATTTTCTATTCAGATATTCCCATAATTGAGTTTCGTTAAAATCTGAATTATTAGCATTATTCCAAGCTGTTAAAATATTAGGTAAAATTGGAGTAGCACCGAAATATTTTTTTAATCCATTTGGATGAGTTACTGGAACTTTGTTATCTCCTTTTTTTGTAAAAATTAAAACATAATCAGGCATTGCAGTAAAACATTTTGTAGAATCTTCAACTATAAATTTATGCATTAAAGATTGAACCATTGTCCGCATACGAACCTTTAACGGTTCTTTCCAAATAGTTATTCTATTTCTGTATTCAAATCCATATTTGTCATGTATTCTAATAATTTCATTTGGAAAATCCCATAATCTACATGTATTATCAAATACATCAGTACAATGAACTGCTGTAATTCTACCTGCCTTAGTAACTCTTGAAATCTCTGATACTAAAAATTCATATTGTTCTAAAAATTGTTCTTTACTTTCACAGTTACTAAAATCATTTGGACTACTTGAATAATTATAAAGTCCTGCAAAAGGTGGTGAATATACTGAAAGATCAATACTTTCGTTTTCTAAAGTTGGCATTACCAACATACAATCAGAATTATAGATTGCATAATTTTCAGTTACTAACTGATCTTTAACTTTGTTTTTCATTTTGTTTATTTTAGAATTTAGGTTTAATTATTTCTTTATTGAATTCTTTTACATTATGTACAAAAGATGAATTAACAGCCTTTGTCAAGTTTTCATATAATTCAATCGCTTTTTGAGTTTTTTGCTGTAATGCCTCAATTACTCTCGTTTGACCATCTGATACAACCATATCAATAGTTACATCTTTTAATTGACCAAATCTCCAAAACCTTCTAATAGCTTGATAATATTGTTCATAAGACCATGTAGGAAAAAAAACTGAATGATTACAATGTTGCCAATTTAATCCCATTCCAGTCATCTTAGCTTTTGTAATTATTCTTTCAATATTGCCCTGAGCAAAATTTATTAATATATCTTCTTTTTTTTCAATTGACATTGATCCGATAATTTCATATGCGTTATTATCCATTTCTTTAAGATACTGACTTTCTTGATTAGTATTACACCAATAAACAGAAGTTTTATTTTTTGCTAATTCAATAGCTTTTTCACATCTTTTTAGTTCTGTTTGTTTTTGCTCATGTCTTACTTCAGTCATTGATTTTGCAATAGGTGTAAACATTTGAAATTGACCGTTAACATCTACTAAACTTTGATTTTTAATAATATGATTATTTACTATTAATTCAGGCAAATTATAACGATTATTAGAAAATCCTAAATCTGAAGGCATTTTAATCATAATACTCCATTGATTAACCCAAGCAAAAAAATCATTTTCAGCATGAGGTTTTAGATAAAATTTTTCACCAATATTTCTATTATTAGAGTCAACTGAGTTTTGATTATTCTTAAAAAATTTAGTAAGCATATCCATATAACCCATATAACCTAAAGCCTCAGAAGACGTACCCAATTCGATAAAATCATTTGGTGAAGGTGTAGCCGTTGACAAAAAACGATAAGGCATTTTCTTAATAAAAGCAGTTATCTGATTTTTTATTTTACCGTCAAAATTTTTAAGAATTGAACTCTCATCTAAAATACATCCGATAAAATCATTTGAATTCAAATAATGTAAACGCTCATAATTACATATAATTATTTTACCATTTAATTCACCTTTTAATGTTTGATAAACATCAGGTATATGTAACTTTTCAGCTTCTTGAACAAATTGAAAACCAACTGCCAAAGGAGTTAATATCAATACTCTTTTATTTGTTTCTTTAACAATATTCTGAGCAATTGATAATTGAATTAATGTTTTACCTAATCCAGTATCAGCAAAAATTGCCATACGACCCTTTTTAACTGCTCTTTCAATAATTGATTTTTGAAAATCAAATGCAATATCTGGATAATAATTTGGATCAAATCCAAAAGATCCGAGCAAATGTTTTTTACTCTCTAAAAATTCTAAATAGTTCATAATGTTTTTTTAGTTGTTCTTTGCAAATATATAATTTTTTTTTGATTAAAAAACTTTTTTTGCCTTTTGTTGTAAGATATGACTATCCATAATGTCAGCATATACGAGCCTTGATAGTTCCGCCTGATAATCTTCTTTGATACGGTCTTTTGTTAGCTTATCCAATCGCTTAAATTTATAATCACTCATTTGATTAGCGTCAAGTGTCTTTTTGTATGCCATAAATTGCCAACGTTTCCACTCATCATCGCTCCATGTGCCATCCGTGTATGCGCCAAGTTCGTACAACTTGCGCAACTTCATTGGTGCTAACATCAAAACATATTCACGTTTATTCTCTTTCCACATTTGGATGTCATCCGTGAACATTTGTAGCCAATTAACTGGAGTAGATTCATCAATGGAAGGTGCGGGGATAGATAGCTTTTGTTTCTTTTTGTCAATGGCAAGATTCATCTTCATTTTGTACTCACTGTATTGCTTCAGCACATCAGATAAGAAAGCAACCGACATAAGTCCAAAGCATTCCACACGTGGCCAATCCTGCCCAACTGCGTTAAGTTGGAAGGCTAATGCCAGTTCACCTATTGTAACGTATCTATAATGCCCTTGAATCACTCCATATAGTAAGTTGGTTTCCTCATCAGAAGGCAAAGTCTTGATTCCGTAAAGAACGATTCCATAGGATAAAGTCTGCTTAAAAATTGAGAGTGTGCAGTCGCCAAGATTGATTTGTTCTTGCGCCTGAAGATATGCCTTTTCGTTAGGCGTCAAGCCATTGTTGTAAGCTTGTCCGTTGTATTCTGCCAATTGTGTCATTGTGATTGTTTTTAGTTACAAATTTAGTTAAGTCCCAAGCTGACCTCATCGCAGCTTTCCAATCTTTCATTTTGTTTTTGCCATACTTCCATCCAGTATTGGTGTAATGGCTGATAAACACATCTGCGAAATGAAGAGCATCTTCACTACTTGCATTGGGCATTCGTTCAAGAAAGTAGTCAGCCACATCTTCAAGTGATGGCGCAATGAAAAGACATCCTTTCAATTTTGTTTGTTGGTTCAATTGACTTTCCAACTGGCTCACTCTCTCGTTTAGTAAGCGAACCTCTAAGATTAAAGTATTTATGTCCATTGTCTAGCATTAGTTTAGTTGTGTTGCAATTATAGCCATTATTTTCAAATGAGTTAAAAAAATCATTTATTAAAAATCTCCATTGGCCATCTATTCGGTAAAGGTCACAGA